TTATCAAGGTGATGAACCCTGCCTGTCCAGCGGTTTCGTTGGAGAATTCAAGGTCATCATTAGCGGCGGGAGTGTACGTAAAGTTGTTGGCAGTGTCTAAATCTAAAGTGCCATCTGTAACTGCGGAGGGAGTACCACGCTGCGATCCTGTCCAAGAGTTATCAATGGAACTGACATCTGACAATAATTCAGTTGCGCTTCTACCTTCTACCGAAGTTCCGTCAATTTTCAGGAAATCATTATCGGCAACGCCGGAAGCAAACTGAGCCACATCGTACTGCGAAATACCCTGCGCTACTGATAGTTCAGTGCTTTGTATTTCCAAACCACCATTGGCTAAAAGATCAGTGCTGAACTCCGTACCAGATAGATCAAGACCATCTCCTGCTGTATAAGTAGTATCGGATTCCGCTGCCCAAATCGGGTTTGCTCCAGTACCCTGCGTCTTGAGGAAGTAACCGGAGGTGCCAAACCCTAACCTTGCGGGTGCGCCTGATGCGCCATAGTAAAGAACATCGCCTTGCGTTCCGTCTTCTAGTTTAGCAAGCGTTACCGAATTATCTGGTACTGATACCGCAGCCCAGTCTACGCCGTTAGTTGCGGTTGAGTCGGCTGTGAGGACGAGATCATTTGTGCCAACCGGGAGTCTGGTCTCTGAGTCTACGGTGTTGTAGACGAGTAGATCGCCCTTGGTGGTGAGTTTGTCCGTGCCCGTGATCGATACACATTGCCACTCAGTAGACGAGGCAGAATATTTGAGGTATTGATCGTCTGACGGAGAGCTGGAAGTCACAGAGGTTCCTTGTATGGAATCCACTGTTACCGCCCCAGCGTTTGTCATGGATACGTCACCAGACAATGCGGCTGCTGTAAAGCCGGTGCCATCACCGATCATTATCTCTGTAGTTGCTAGAGCAAGGTCGGAAGGTACACCGGAGGAATTAGCATTACGCACCTTAACGGTATTCGCCGCCATGTCAGCCAATTCTGCGTTAGCAATACCAGCGTCTTTTACAGTTACAGCGCCAGAGGATACTAAGAAGTTATCAGTAGAGAATGATGCTACACCTTTATTGGCCGAGGTTGCCTCTTCAGCCGCGATAGTAACCGTACTGCCTGTTGAAGATGTATCAATACCTTCGCCGCCTGAGATTGCTAGAGTTTCGGAGTCAAGGTCTATAGCAATAGGACCACCAGTATCCGTACTGATATCCAAATCTTCAGCGGTAAGCTGTGTATCTACATACGCTTTGATAGACTGTTGCGTAGCAAGTTTAACAGCAGAGTCAGATGACATATCATCTTCGTCTTTAATACCTGTAACTGTAGCCCCATCTGCGTTTACATTAAGAGAACTGACCACGGCGGTAGACGCTGTGGCTGCTCCGATGGTAGTGCCATCTATCGTACCGGCATTAATGTCTACGCTGTTACTTGTTTCCGGGTCAACAGCCAGGGTAATCCAAGCATCGTTAGCTTTGTTCCGTATCTTTAATAGATCATTAGTTGTATCTAGCCACAGAAGACCCATAGCCCTAGCAGCGTGTCCTGACGCACTCGTATCTACAGTTGGGCCTGGAGAGTCTTTTGCTATAAGAACCTGTACTGCTTGATCCGGTCCTACACTATCCGTACCCACCGGGAAATTCTGTTTCAGAATTTTTTTGATAAGTTGCAGATGGTCATCGCCTTCTGACACGTTATCAGAAGAAACTGGATTCGTCTGAACAAGTGCGCTTATATAATTTCCTGTTTCCAGCCCCATAACTTATTCCTCAATAATATCCAGAAGTGTTCATTACTCTCAGTTCTGAACCGGAGTGCCTATCTTTATCGTTTTGTTCTTGTAGGTCAGAGATAGCCTGTCTTAGCCCTCGCTCCCATATAGGGATGCGTTGGTCATTCATAAGAAAAGGCTCTGCCTGTAATAGTGTTCCATACAGGTAAACATCTGGAGCATTAAGTATTACCCAATTGGTTGCAGTTGTATCACTAAGACTATCAAAAGTTTTATAGTATGTCATAGTGTAGTTATATGCGCCGTCTGGTGTAGGCCCGAAATAAACATCATCTCCTATTATAGTATAGGCGCTAGGTTTCCCTGATGTACTCCCTCCCCAAACTCTATACATCATTTCTGGAGAAAGATATTGCAAGGGTGTGATCGGACTTGTCGCCAAATGAACTTCTCTCATTTGAACGTAACCAGTGGGAAGACTATATGCTTTAGTGCCTCCGACTGTGGCGGTAGTAACATTTGTTTCCATAGCCCTTATCCGCAATACTCTATTGAATATTGCTTCATTGAGTGCTATGAATTCAGGTATTCGATCAGACAGGTCATCCCTATCTAACCAATTACTCACAGCAGTCTGCAAGGTGGAATATGTGTTAATAGCCATTAACTATTCTTGCTATTAAACCAGATGGCGCTGTTGACAACAGGCTTTTGATCGTTGCCTGAAAACGTGGGTTGATATAACCACATGATTAAATCCTCGTTGGTGTGGTCCTGAGAAACTTGTTGTCAGGATCATTTAAATATTTTGCCAGTAACTTTGGGTCTTTATTTATAGCACCGCCTGTCTCTTTGTACCATATCTCCCAAATGTTTAATGGAATTGAAGCGGCAACGTGTTCTTTACTTGCTTTGCCGAAGGTAAGTTTATCGCCATAATTATTTAAACTTAACTTATTATTGTCTATGATAGACTGTACATCCTGGTAGGTATCAATGGTATGCGTACCATCACTGTTGATATCTAGTTTCCAAGGTCTTGAGTCTGGAGTATCATAGTTCCATCCTGAAGAATTCATAACGGCATCTCACCTCTGTCAGCAGCAATTTCTTTAAATTTGTTATGAACATTCTTTGCATGAAGTTTAGCGTCAATAGGTTTCTTTTCTGTATTTGTAGACTGCTTAGACTTTAATGCTTTATTAAGTTCTTTTTTAGTTACCATGAAATCTTTTTCCCGAAACCAAAAAGTTAGAATCCATTTATCTCCGTTCTCTGGAGGTAAACCCATATGTAAAGATGATGGATGAGGAATCTTATGTTCATCAAGATTTCCGAACATAAGAACTCTTCCTTGTACAGCCTGTATTGCGAAACCAAGAACAGGAAAAACTGTGCCACCACCATCTTGTACGTTATTTAAGTACGCAACCATAGTGACACAGCGATTCCCACCTTCTTTTATTTTTGCAGCTTTTGGCATTTCTCCCATTTCATCAGGAAGAAAAGCATCATAGTGAGGTTTATATTCCTGACCCGGCTGATACCTTTGAATACTTATAGGTTCCAACCGGGTAGGAGGTAAACCACACATATCGGATAACGCTTCAATAACACCATCTAATACATCGTTGTCGCCGTAACTGAAAAAAGTACCTTTGCTGGGTCCTTTGTTTTCGGCAAGGCTAATTATGCGCTCACATAAAGCAGGTGAAAGCACATTATCTTCAACAACAATCGTAGGAGTGTTATTGTATTTTATCATTAAGCGTCTTTTACTCCGATAACTGCCGCGCTTGCTAGACCATTCTTGGCACGAAGACCGTATTCAGCGATAATCAACTGCTTCACGCTGTCACCAGTCTTGGCAAGAGTTTCAGTCTGGAAAGGTCGAAGATAATCGACTGACCAGAAATCATAGTCAACAAAGAACAGCATATCAGCTATCATATGACGGCTAGGTACAATCTTCAGAGTACCGAAATCAGTCACCAGAACATCAATGGCGTTGATAGCGGTAGCTGGTTTTGAACCTGACGCATTCGACTGAATATCAGCAACAACTGAACCGCCAAGCGCACTAATCTTTGCTTTAAGGTCAGCGGGAGTCAAAATATCAGTAGGTTCGCCACCCAATGTAAAACAGCGTTCCATAGCTAGATTAATCATCGCCATTGTCAGAACTGCGGAAGTACCGAAAGATGCAACAGACGTTCCTGTTGCAGCATTAGTAACGCCAACAACAGGATCAGCCGAACCAAGAATGATGTTCGATGTTCCTGCCGATCCAGTACCAAGCCAAGACATAACAGCAGCACTCTTACGAGCGGTAGTTGCATCACCTGCAACTTTCACATCGTTAGATAGCAGCATCTTTTCCATGTCACGCTTAATTTCTTTTGCGCGTTTAGCGAGTTGGTAAGCCTGAGTAGATTTCCTACCAGCAAAATCTACCGCTTCAGCCGTTCCTGAACTCTGAACTGTTTTGTACGAAATCTGAGCATAATTGGTCAGACGAGTCGGCTCTGAAACTGCCAGAGCGTCCATAGAGTCATTTCCTTCTATCTGCTGGTTAGCAGCGGCTGCGGCTAATGAATCCGTTTGCCACTCAAAGAACGTATTGTCAATCGACCCTTTGCCTACACCAGAAAGAAATGGTGTTTCCATTGGGCTTATATTATAGATGATATTACTTAGGTCTTCCCGTTTGCCGATGGCACTATAGGTTGTCCTAGTATTTGTTGCGATAGCCATAATTGGCCTCCTTTATTATTATAGTTGTACGAAATCTTCAAACAGACTTGCGGCATCTTCTGCCCTTCCTGTCTGCTGTAGACGTTTCATTTGTTTTTTACGTTTAACGCTATCATTATCTTGTTTATCTGCTTTAGCCTTACTGCGAACAACTTTAGGCTTATTCTTTACCTTCTTAGACCTGACAGTGTTTTGCTTTTTCTGCATATCTTCATATGCTTTAGCCTGCATTAAAACAAGTATTGACCTGTGATCGACAAGTTGATTTAACTCTTCCTGAGTATATCCTTTAGTGAGAGCGAATTCGGATACGGTCTTGGCTATTGCCTGCCGTGTCTCCGCTTCTCCCCACTGAGGGATAATACTAACCATCTTTTGATGCTCTTCCTGTACCATTCGCTGATGATCTTTTAGAGCTTCGGCTTCTGCTTGATGCTGGGCTTCTCCTTGTGCTGTCTGTAGAGATTGAATCTGCTCCTGGGCTTGACGATAATCATCTCGCTTAGTCAGGTATTCTTCTCTATCCTCAGTT